TCAGTGCCTGCAGATTCAACATTAGATTTAATTTCAAGACCTATCTACTTAGATGAAACTGACTTAATCGCTGTTACAGCTGGTGCTGCTAACGATTTAGCTTTCCACGTTTCTTATGTAGAAATGGTAGACTAGGAGGATTAAATGCCAAGAATAATTAAACCAGTAGGTAAAGGAGACATAGCACTTCCAACTATTCAAGTTGATAGTTCAGGTAGAATTTTTTCTGCATCTGCAGGATCTGCAGGTGGTGGAAACATGGTGTTAGAATCAATAACTAGTAGTAGTGGTAACTATCAATCCCCTGCTAATGTAAATACTATTTCAATATATCTATCTGGCGGAGGAGGCGGAAGAGGTGGCCAAACTTCTGGTAGACAAGGTGGAAACGGTGGAAATGGTGGTTACGGTCTTTTCGCTGTGCCGGTAGATGCAAGCACAACTTATCCTTTTACTATAGGAGGTGGTGGAAACGGTGGAAACGGTTCACAGAACAGTGCTAATCCTGGAAACGCCGGTGGACAATCTACTTTTGGTAATTTAGCTACAGCAAACGCTGGTAATGGTGGTGTAGGACCACCTGTAAATGGTAACTCACCGGGTGGAAATGCTGGATCTGTTCCAGGTTCAACTTTTGATTTAACTAATAGAAGAGAATGGTTTGGTATTAATTCTGGAGGACAAGGTGGAACAGGTGGAGGTCCTGGAGCACCGGGACCTAGTGGTCAATCTGGGCAATTAATGTTGTTTACAAATAAATTATCGTAGGAATTTTTATGGCATATATAATAACAAATGATGATACAAAAACAAATATCTATAGAATAGCAGAAAATGATTCTGCTAAAGATAATCTACCTGATTTAAGTGCATCATGTGTTGCTAATACAATAAGTGATTCTGATTTTGCAAATTTAAAAAATAATACTAAAATAGTATCTGGACACGATGGAAGTAATTATACTTACGAAGATTCAGCAGCAGAATTTGCTGCAGCTGAAAACTTAACACATTATTTAAATGATGTTAGTAAAGTGTTAGCAAGCTCTTTGGAAAGATATCCAAGTCATGTCGATGCCACTGTTTGGACAAATTACAAAAATGTTATAGATAGTTTTGATGTGTCTTCAATTAGTTTTCCTTTAAACAAAAGTTGGGAAAAACATTGTGAAGAGAACTCTATAACTTATGTACATCCTCTACAATTACCTTAAAAGTTGAAATTCATAAAAAACTATATTATATATAATCTATAAAGATTATATTTTATGAAAAATAATATTATAGAATTTAGTGCTCATGAAGAGTATTTTAAATTTAAAGATGAATTTCCAAAACCAATTAAATTAAATATACCTGAGTGGTTTAAAAAACTAAATACTAGTTTAGAATATCAAACAGTTAAAGGTTGTGTTCCTTTTTTACAGACTTTAACTTCGGGATATCTTCTTACCCTACCTCAAGATTTTCATTTACAACACAATAGTTCTAATAAAGAATTTGTTACTACAAATTTAAAAGCATCCATGCGTGAGAATGATTTTAATTTAAATACAGAAGGTAAAGCAGAACAACATCCCACTAAACAAATAACAGATTCTCCTCACTCAAAAAAGAATTCTTATTTACCTGTAAATAAATTTTTAAATCCTTGGAAAATTAAAACTCCTCCAGGATATTCTTGTCTTTTTGTGCCTCCTTTAAATAACTCTGATGAAAGGTTTTCTATAATACCTGGCATAGTAGACACAGACACTTTTGATTTATATATTAATTTTCCATTTGTTGTTAATGGAGATAAGTTTCCTGTCTTAGATACTGAATTAAAAAAAGGAACACCTTACGTTCAGGTAATTCCTTTTAAAAGAGATTCATGGAAAATGAATATTAAACCAATAAATCAAAATAAAAATAGTTGGATAAACGGTAAATACTTTTTAAAGAAATTACATAACTATAAAAATACATTTTGGAATAAGGATGTAACATGGAAATAAATAAACTTACTGATTACATTTCTGTGTATGATAATGTTTTTGGTAATAAAAAAAATAAACTTTTATATAGATTATTATTAGATAATTATTTTCCTTTTGAAGAAAGTAAAATTTTTACAAAAGACAATCAACAATATACTAATACAAAAATTAGATCTACCAAAGTTTTTAGTTTAGGAAATCTTAATACAAATAACAATACTATAATCCATTGGGCAAATCTTTTTGCCTCTTGTTTAATTCATTACATGGATATTTATCAACAAGAAAACAATACTTTTTCTAAAAGCACCATACAAGACATACAATTATTAAAATATGAAAAAGGTGGTTTTTATAAAACACACGTTGATTCTGGAATCAACGCGCCTAGAACTTTAAGTTTTATTTATTTTGTTAATGATGATTATGAGAATGGAAATTTAATTTTTGAATTACCACAAAATTCAGAAACAGTAAAAGTAGAAGTAAAAAAAGATAGATTATTAGTTTGGCCTAGTAACTTTCTTTATCCACACAAGGTTGAACCTGTAACGAAAGGAGTTAAATTTTCAGTAGTATCATGGGCGTTATAGGAAAAGATTTTAAATATATAAAAGTATCAAATTTTATTGATAATAATTTAATAAAAATTTTAGAACATTATACTAATATGAAACATAGATTTAATTTTAGTGATTTTGTTACGCTAGATAAACGTTCTAATTTTGAAACCCATTATTATGCAGATCATTTAATGGAATCAATTTTATTAGATAAAAAATCTCATATGGAAGAAATAACGGGAAAAGAATTAATTCCAACATATTCTTTTTGGAGAATGTATTCTAAATATGGAGACCTACCTGTGCATACGGATAGAGAGTCTTGTGAAATATCTGTAACATTTAACATATCAAGTAGTGGAGAAGACTGGCCTATTTACATGGATGGAAATCCTATTCACACAAAACCAGGTGAAGCTGCTATATATTTAGGACGAGAGGTCCCCCATGAAAGAAAAGAATTTAATGGAAACTATTGTGCACAATGTTTTTTACATTATGTAGATAAGAATGGACCTTATGCTAATTTTGCAATAGACCGAAGACCTATTTATGGACATCCGAGTGTAACTTAATGAAATTTGATCAAAAAGAAAACGGAGATTGCGATTGGATTTTTTCAGAAGAAGAAATTAAAATTATAAATGAAAAAAAGAAATTAGTTTTTACTTCTGAAGCATTAAGAGACTTTGGCAATAATTTAGTAAAGATGGTAGCAAATTGGAATTTTAAATTTAATAAAGATTTAAAAAATAAGAGCACACATTCAAGTCAAGTGGATTTAAAAGATGATATATAATTGTGAGAATAACTATTTAGATAGTCCTGATAACAGGAGATTGTCTAGTGTTTTACATGGGAATCTTCCTTGGTATTTATCTGAAAACAAAAGTCTATTTCATCATGTGCTTGTTTTTGATAGTAAACCAATTAGCACTTTTTATAGTTTACTAGAACCCGTACAAGAAAAAATAGAAAATGAAATAAGTGAAGCTGCTTTTTACATGTTACTAAATGATTCTACTCATAAAAAAATTATAGATGACTCAAATAATAAATGGAAAGAAAGTGATTTTATAAAACTTATTTATCATGTTGATACCTCTGATGGATATACAGAAATTTCTTCAAAAGATAAATTAAATCACACACAAAATAGGTCAATAATTATAGACAATCAAATCAATACAGGTGATTTTGGACCCATAAAATCTAATTTTAGTTTAATATTAAAGGTTCTATTTCACAAATAATCTAGTATAATCAAGATAACATTGATATAAGGCTCTTACTATGTTACAAAAAATAGGATTCCAACCAGGTATAAATAAACAAATTTCAGAAACTACGGCTGAAGGCCAATGGATAGACTGCGATAATGTTCGTTTTAGATATGGAACACCTGAAAAAATAGGAGGTTGGAAGCAATTAGGAACAGATGATTTAACAGGAGCAGCTAGAGGTCTACATCACTATGTCAACAGTCTAGGTCGAAAGTATTCAATTATAGGAACTAACAGAATTTTATATGCTTTTTCTGGTGGAGTGTTCTATGACATACATCCAATAAAATCTACAACCACTCTTACAAATGCTTTTAGCACAACAAATGGATCAGCCACTGTTACTATAACTTTTTCAACTTCACATGGAATATTAAAAGATGATATTATTTTACTAGATAATTTTTCTACAATAACTGATTCTAATTTTGGTGCGTCTGATTTTGATGACAAGAAATTTATGGTGACATCAGTTCCTGATGCAACCACTCTTACCATCACGATGCCATCAAATGAATCTGGTAGTGGTGCAACTACATCAGGCGGTATTAGAGTTCAACATTATTTTACTGTAGGTCCAGCAGTGCAAGCAAAAGGTTTTGGTTGGGGCTTAGGATCTTGGGGTGGTGAAGATGCTGGAGCAGTAACAACTACTTTAAATGGTGCAATCAATTCTTCT